TCGATACCCCGGTGGCGGCTTGCCACCCATGTCGAGCTCGCGCGCTTTGAGATCGTTAGCTCTTTGTGATCGGGCGTCCTGCATGTTCTGGCCACGAATGGTCACGTCACGATTTTCTTTATCGTTGGTTTTACGGTAGTTAAATTCATCAATCTTGAAAAGGTTATCCACCTTTTTCCAATCGTTTACGAGCTTCTCTGAAAATGTCAGCGTCTGCTCTTGTCGGCGCGCTATATCTTTCTGGTCGTACTGCGCGGGCAGCTGCGCGACATATTCTGGGCCATACAGCCGAGCGCCTTCGGCTTTTGCCTCGTCGTAGCTGCGCTGATCCGTGACACCGTTCATCAGACTACCTATGCCGTTGATGATCTTGTGCGTTGTCTCAATCTTGAGCTTGACTGCTTCAAGCTTTGACTTGTCCTGATCGTTAAATATTTTTTGTGTTGCGGGTATTTTTGATCCGAGCTTATTTTGCGCCATCGACGAAAAAAGTTTCGGGCGGTCGATCTCACCGGTCTCGTTTATCGCTCCCGCATAGGCTTGGTTGAGCGCCGTGTCCTCTTCAATCGCGCGGCGCTTCTCCTGCATCGCCATCTGCGCCAGCGCGTTCTGCTGGCCCATCAGATCGATCTGCTGCACTCGTGCAAAGGCATTGGTCGGATTTTCAATTTCTACTGGTTTGACGCGAAGCGGTATGGATGCATCTAGCATGATTTTTTCCTTTGTCTAGTCAAGACTCACCGGCGATCGCATGCCGTAAAACGTACCGCTTGACCAAGGTGCAGATGATCCGCTCGACAGGCCCGTGTTGTTGTTCCGGTTCTTGAGGTAGTCCATCATCTGATTGTTCTGGTACATGTTGAACCCCTGACCGAGCGCGTTGTTAAACGCATTCGCCTGCCCGACATAACCGGCGGCGCGCGCGTTACCGGCAGCGAGCTGGTTGTTGCTGACGTTGTTGGCGTAGTTCTGTCCGGCTGCGCCGACCGCGTTGGTGGCGTTCTGCCCAACACCCGCGAGAGACGAGAGCCGGTTAAAAGAATTTTGAAATTCAGTGGATGCGAAATCTTGGTTGTATCGAGCCAGCGCCCTCAGTGTCGCGCCAGAAAGCTGACCGCTGCCTGCGGCTGCACTTCGATTAATACCCTGCTCACCCTGACTGCGACGAAACTGGTAGCTGGGGTCCTCGTTCATCAGATCGTCTGCGCTCATCAGCGCATTGTTCGTCCACGGAACCGCGCCCGCGCCGCTTGCGCTTGCGCCTGCGCTGGCGGCAGGAATTCCGCTCATTGCCGCGCCAAACACCCCGCCGGGCCTTTGCCCTGACGCGGGGGATGGTGCGCCCGGTGCAGAAAAATTATTTACGGTAAGGCCCATGCGCTGACGCAGCTTGTCGAGGGCGGAGTAGCCGAGCTCTCGGTACGGTGCCTGATCGGCCCGTGTAGTGTCGTACATGTACCGCTGCGTTCTATTGGCTTCTGCCGCTGCAGCGCCCTGCGCATCGGCAGCGTCACCCGCGGATTTTGCGCCGAGCACGCCGCCGAGCACGCTCGCGCCCGCGCCGATGAGTCCTATCGTGCCTGCGGAGAGACCTGCTGCCATGATTTAATCCTTTTCATCGAGATCGATGATGTTGCTGTTCAGTGATGCGACGTGCTCGGCATATTCGTCGTAGCTGTCGCAGACGAGTAGTTTTTCAAGTGCCTCTATGTTTGCGTCGGCGTTACCGTCAACGCTGAAAATATTCGTAAAGAGCGTGTCCTCGTTGGCATAGCCAAGCTTCTGCAACCCGGCCGGTGTGACAGACATAAACCCAGCCTTCACGCGCATCGCACCCGACTCGGTGAGTACCGCAATGTCACCGGACTCGACCACGTTGATGCATGGCCGCTTGTGCACCTTGCCGACGATGAGCGTGCCTTTGGGGATGAGCATCCTTCGGATGTACATACCCTCGGCAAATTCATGCGTGACCGGCAGGTCACAGTACTTGCCGGTGATGGTCAGAAGACACTGACCAATCTCAGCGATTTTTTTGCGCATCAATTCAGGTTCGTCTGAGTCGCAAATGAAGCAAACTCCGCCGTCGCCCTCCAACGCAATTAGCCCCGTCACCGGCAGTGCGACCTCGTTGATCACCATGCCCAGCGGCTGCGGTGTGAGATCAGAAACGCTGGTAGATGTTGAAGGTGCGATTTCCACGGGGCAGCGCCGGGTCGATACTTAAAACAGGTGGGCGGTGATTGCGACGCTTCAGATCGGCCTTCGATGACTGCGAGAGCTCGATGATCAGCTGGTTGCTCGCGCCGTACTCCGGCATGAGCTCCACCGCCAGCGCATAGCGCAGCGCGCGCTCGTACCCGGGCGGCATCTGAATCGGTGAAGTTAGCGAAGCTAAACGGCTGAACGGTTTCAGCGAATTCATGAAGAGCGTCATCCCGTTGTCCGGTACGCTCCAGAGATGAATCCTACCAAGCGGATAGGCCGTCTCGTAATACAAAATCGTCGGAATCCCACTGGTTAAATCTTTGATGCCGATGGTGGCAAACTGATCTGCGGTCCAGAGATCAAGCGGGTAGTCGATCTCGCCCGAGCGCGTATAGGCGGTGGTGATCTCTTCCGGTCGCGAAGTGTTGAAGTCGCCGCCGGGTCCGATGCTGTAGATGCCCTGCCCGGACACTAACGGGAAGCTCTCGGTCTGCACGACATAGACCATCAGGTTCTCGGTGGCCCAGCCCTCGAGCACGTCGTTCAAACTGTCCAGCGCGTCCTGCGACATCGACGCGGTCGGTGTCTCGCCATCGCTCAGCACGTTGATTGATCGTAGCGCGCGGGTGATGATGTCGAGTGCAATCGCCATTCATAGCTCCATAAAAAAACCCCCGCCGAGGCGGGGGCTGTTCTGCTGCTGTTTTAATGCTGCAGGTTTAGGTCGGTGCCTGATTCGCGATACGCGCGGCCAGTTGCGGTCTGAGTGTTTTGTAGCCATACAAAACATCCAATCGGCAGGGGAAGCTGCGATCACTAATCTGGAACTGCCTCACCATCGACATGCTGATTCCGTCCATCACCTCGCGCGCGGCAAAATCCACACCTTGCGGCATGACCAAGTCGGCGGTGGCGAAAGTGAACGCGTCTTTGTGATACACCATCGACTGCCCATACGGTGTGCCAGAGGTGCCAACAAAATTCAGCACAGCGTTATCCGCAGGTGATGCGGTCACGTTCTGGTACGCGCCGGTGGTGACGATGGCGGGCGAGATGATCAGCTGCGCCGCCGGTATACCAACAGCCTGAATGACCGTGAACTGCTGCGGCACACCGGTATCGACTTTTGTCTCAGGGTGAACACGGTTCACGCCGGGGATAGTAAAGACCGAACCGATATCGACCGCGCCGGTGCCGGTATCGACTGCCAGCGTCTCACCGGTCTGGCCCGCAGAGCTGATGAGGTAGCCGCTGAATGTGCCTCGCGCCTGAGTCGATAGGTGCGTAGACTCCATAAAATCAAATCCGGCGGTGCGGCCCATGTAGCCCTCGCGGTACTGCTTCGCAATCGTCGTGGTGTCGTTAAACAAACCGGAGATTGAGTTCACCAGCTGCACGTTATCAAACGAGTTCAAGAGCGCCGTGCGGTCGCCATCGGGCGCAAGTGACTCTTGCAGCAGCTTGCGTCCCTGCAGCGCCTGCAGCAGCGCCATCGGAGCGGCGACGTTGTTGACCTGCTGGTAAACGTCGCGGCGCATGGAGAGCGCGTCGGCCTCGATGTTCGCGGCCAAAACCGCCATCGCAGGCTCGATGATGCGCTTACTAAAATCATCCAGCGAGAGCGTGAGCTCTTGCGATGTAAAGTTCAGATCAACGCCTTTGACATTGTTGACCCGTAGCGGGATCTGCTGCTCGACGGTGTCCTGCATCGCCATGTTGATGCCGCTGCGGACGGTGTACTGATTCGGCAGACGGATACGCAGCGTGTCGCCGATTTTTGCGCCTTTTTGTGCGAACGAATCATCATACTGACGATTGATCGAGCCGATGAAGGTGCACTTCTGATGCAGAATGCGCAAAGCCTCGCGCGTGATCATTAAGGGGGTGAGAATGGTATTTGCCATGATGGTCTATCTCTTTCCATAAAGCTGTGCGTTCCGTACCCGCGCCCACTCATCGGCCGACAAGTTGTCCTCCAAGCCGACTGGCTTGGGGCTTGTGCCGTTAAGCGGTGCGATGGGCTTGGGTGCGCTGGATTTTTTTGGGGTGGGTGCTGCGAGTCGTGACTCGAGCTTTCCGATTTCTGCTGCTTGTCTTGCGGGTGACAACTCAGCGATGCGCGATGCGTCTTTCGGATTGGCGTTGAGGTGCACTACGATCTTTGCGCCGAGATCTGATTCGAGAATCGTCTCGGCCATGACCGGTGTGATCTGTACTGAGCTCGTGAAATCGTCACGATCAAAATCTCCCAGTGCCTCGGCATCAGCGAAGAGCTTCTCGGTTTTTTCTGCGACCGATGACTGCTTGGCCTGCTGCTGCTGACGCTGGACGATTTGCTCGCGCTGACTGAGCTTCCAATCCGTAAGCGCATCGACGTAGTCCCCCGTCGTCGCGTACTGATGCGGCTGGGGCTTGTCGTGCTGCGCTGATGTGTCGTGCTGCGACTGCTGGCCGGCGAGTACCTGTTCGAGGTAATCCGCTCTGGCCTTGGCTTCGTACTTCTCGCGAAGTAGCCGCTCGATGCGCCGCTGGGTACGATTGCCTTCTTTACGCTCGTCCTTCGCTGTTGCATCGCTTTCGTCGGATGGCGACTCCGTGTTCTCTGCCGTGTCGGGTTCTGTGTTTTGCGTCGCGTCCGTTTCGACGTGGGATTCGTGTTGCTCGTTGGTCTCCAGCTCATCACCGGGAAGTTGCTGCTCTTGGGTTTGCATAGCTATCCTCATGGGATTCACGCAGTGCCGCTGCGGACGGTTTAAAAAAGCAGGCGCAAAAAAACCCGCAGCGTTTTCACGTTGCGGGTTGGTTTGCGTCTACTCTCTTGTGTGTTTTTTCCTGTGCTCTTTCTTTTTCGCTGCCTATTTTTTTCAGCTGAACATCAACAGAAACGCGATGTCCTCCTCGTCGCGGCGCATCACCTCTTCTCTGCGCGCACTCATCTGCCGCTGGTACTGCTCCCACTCCTGCTGCTGCTTCTCAATCGACAGCAGCG